CCACCGTCGCGTTTTTCCCTCTCGCGCGCCCCACCTTCCCATCATCGCCATAGTTTCGGTAAAACTGCTGATGTTCTCGGTCTGGATACCGAGCTGACCGCCTGCCGCCGCAAGCTTGGTAAGTTCAGCCGTTGTCTGAGGTATCGCGCTGTGACTGTTTATCCCGACGGTCGTCATATCGATTATATCCTGTTTTATCTTTTTTAACTGACTGTCCGTGCCGTCAACCGTTTTTTCAACATTCGCAAAATTATTTTCAAAGTCAATCGCAAACTTTGCCGAAGCAACAGCCCCCGCGGCAGTAACGGTCGAGAGCCGCTGAATGGGCTTTGTTACCGTGTCTATACCCTCGCCGACATTCTTTAATTTCTCACCCGTTTGTTTCCACGCATTTGCAGTCTTTTCTGTCTCTTTATTTACTTTATTGGTTGCATTAGCCGTTGTTTTTTCCAAACCTTTCAGGCTTTTTTCGACACCGCTTATTGCGCTTTCCAAATCGCTCGCGTCGCCCGATATTCTGACGCTTAATTCCGCATCTGCCATTTTTCCACCTTCATTTCATTGATTTTGTATATAAAAAAGCGCCTGCCTATACAGACGCATAATATTTAATTCCGTTCTTGACAATTTGCTTTCACTGTGATATAATTTATATTAAGGATGATTTGTAAGGAATGCCGTACCGCTATAGGTGCGGCTGTTTCTTTATATCGTTTTTATTTACCGTAAAACCATCCCCATTCTTCGGGGATTTCACTTTCCTCATCGTTCGCGCTGTCAAGCCCGTCAAGCATATTAAAAAGCAATCGTGGCTTTTGTTTGGAAACCTCGCCCGGCAGCAGATGAAAATATTTAAACATCGCTGAATAAATATTTCTTAATCCTCCGCCGGACTTTGCACGTTTTTTGATTTCTTTTTCGATATACCCACAATCACATCGTTATACATCTGCCACAAATCGTCGCAAAGCTTTGCCATCTCTTCGACGCTTGCGTTTCTAAGTACCTCGTTTGTTACTTTTGTTCCCTCAAACATATACGGAACAGCGTTCATACAAATTGAATATTTCCCCCTGTTCGGCTGTGTATGTATATCGTTCATAAGACACATCGCTTCAAAGTCAAGGGGGCGCGATACAATGACCTCGCCCCTGACTTCAAAGGAAAGCGTCTGCTGTTTTGCAGCCGCCATATATTATTCCTCCTCATCCGCCGCAGCCTTTTTAACTTTCGCGCGGCTTGTCTTTGCCGCAGTCAAAACCGCCTTATTTTCTGTGCCTTCCCCGTCATTTAACGAATTTCCGCTGACGGGGTTTATCAGTTTTTTGACGGATACCAATTCATATCTGTAAACCACTTTTCAATCGCCGTGGCTTCATCCACACCCTCGGGGAGATTATCCGTATCGATATAGTAATAATAATTATCGTCAAAATCTCTTGCCGCAACAGAATAGGTCGCCTTTGCGGTCTGCTTTTCCGCCGCGCCCTCGCTCGGCTTGGTCTTTCCGCCCACGGGTGAAGCAAATCCGTACTTACCCTTGTAATATCTTACAAGGCGATAGCTGCCGTTTGCCAGCTCAATTCTCCACGCAACGCCAAAGTACGGAGCTTTTGTCTTCTTTCCCACTTCTACGCCGCCGTTTTTCAGTTCAACGCCGCGCATCATCGCGTCAACTTCGGGCGGGATATCCGCATTTGTGATTTCGTGACCCAGCTTTTCAAGATAATCCTCTACCAAATACGCGCCGTTGTCAGCGTCAAACGTATCTGTCGCGCCGTTATCGGTCGGTGCAATTTCTACCGTACCGGGGATTGTAACCGCGTCACCGTAGGTTGTTCCCTCTGCCGTATCGGTCTTAACCTCAAAAATAGTGTATTTGTCTACGCCCACTCTCGGCATAGGCTTTTTTATTGTTCTGTCTGCCATAATAAATTCATCCTTTCTTTTTTAGCTTGTTAATTTTCTTTACGCCTTTGACACAATTGTCGCATTACCCGACTTACGTGCCTTACCGTCAGCCGTCACTTCGGCAACGGTTATCTTCTGACCGTTTGTCAGCTCAAGCTCATCACCGCTGTTGAACTCTGTCCACGCCGACAAATCCGCGTCATATGTAACGGATTGGGCGGAAGCCGCCGCCTTATATACAAGTCTGTGACCGCCGATAACTTTCGGTTCTGCCGTAATCTTTGACTTGCCCGTTGCGCTTCCCTCAACCGATGTAACGGTAAGAGTACCAAGCGTCGGTACGGCGTATTTAAACGCCGCAAATGCGTCCTCTTTAACAACAAGGAATCCAAGCCTCATAGTTGCCTTAATTGCAACCATATCCTGTTCAGCAAGAGACAGCGGCTTGCCGTCCTCATCAAGAGTTCCCTGAAGCGTTGCTTCTTTTAAAATTTCGTAGCCGATACCGTCACGCACGCCGACAATGGCATATTTCCACGCGCCTGTTATAAGGTCGCATTTTGTGTTATCCCACGCGCCGTTTCTTACAAACTCAATCGGCTGTGAATACAGTTCAGAGCCGCTTGTACCGTTCACATATGCGGGCGCGCCGTTTGAATCGCGCAGTTTGCGCAACTGATTCTTTACGCCGATTCTTCCGATATATCCGTTCGGGTCGTATCCGTTTTCTTCAACAAGAGCCATTGCGTCAGACACGGCAATGTCTATGTTCTTGTTATCGGTGACAATCATTTCATTGTCGCTGATTGCCTTATACACATTGGTTGCAAAAGGCGAATTTGTACCAAAGAGGCACGCGCTGTCAATCGCGGTATAAAACGCCTCGGCAATCTGTGACTTAAGCTCCGAAAATACATTGATAGTCGTATCTTCAAGCTTTTCCTTTGTCACGGGAATTATAACCGCAAGCTTCTTAGCCTCAATGACGGGGTGAATCCACTTGCTTCCGCTTGTTTTGATTCTCTCTCCCTCGCCTACCCAGTAAGCGCCCGCGCCGTCTGTCAGTACATTGAACTTCTTTTTGTCAGATGTCATTCTTTCTGTTTTTGCCATACGCAAAACCGATGAACCGCGCACGGTATCCTTGATTATGTCCGCCGCCTGCGGAGTGGGAACAAATCCCGTTAACTCATTTTTCAAATAACTCATTAATAAATCATCCTTCCTTGTATTTTTGCTTTCTATCTGTGCAGTTCGTTGATTACATCAACAAATCCCGATGAAACATTGGTGTTTTCACCGTTTCCCGCTTTCGGTGTTGTGCCGCGCATACGGTCGTTGACCGCACTCTGCAATGCTTCGCCCCAAGCGGTTTTAAATGCCTCGATGTTCGTTTTTGTTTCCTCTGCGTCCTTACCGACACACATTTTTGCAAAGCTGACAGGCAGCTTATTCTCCGAAAGCTGTTTAACCGCTTCAAATTCAAGGCGTTCAGCCTCATACTTCGCGCGTTCACTTTCAAATTCTTTCTTGTCGGTTTCAAACTCTGCCTTTGCACGCTCGTCAGCGCTCATTTTCGCAAGTTTTTCACCCTCTGAACGTGCCGTGTTGAGCTTTTTATCAAGCTCCGCCGCCCATTTTGCCTGTGCCTGACTTACACGGCGGTCTACTTCGGAAATAAATTCCGCTTCGGTATAGGTTTTCGCCGTATTAGCTCCGTCCGTCTGTGTGTTGTTCTGCCCCGATTGATTGTTCGTGCCCGTTACCTGTGTCGGTTGTACGCCGCCTGTCCCGTTTGAACCCTCAAAAGTTGCATTATTATTCTCTGCCATTGATTTTACCTCCTGTTTTTGGCATAATAAAAACACCTTAAATTTAAGGTGCCTAATCTTTTTCAAGTTTTAATCTTTGCGCTGTCTGAGCAAGGCAACCTCGCCAAGCTCCCACGCCGCGACGTATATCACGTCATATTTTGTATCGTGTATAGCCGCAATCATACCCGATTTGAGTTTCCCGCCCGTCGGCTCGGTGTAAATTCTCGCCGTGACTTCTTCTTCAACGCCGTATTCCTTTTGTGCCAAGCCGCCGTTATACGGTTGAAAATCCGCTTCAAATACCGCGTCCTCGATAAACTCGTTATCATCATCCACATATCCGTCATTTGCATTGATATACCCGACTTTAACCGTACAATTGTTAAACACACTAAATGCACTCACTCGGCAATCGCCCCTTTCTGCGGCGGTACGGTTCAATACGGCTGATAAAATCGTTCAGCCAATCACCGTTTGCGCTTGCTATACCCTCATAGCTCACACTTCTGTCGCCCTGCTTTACGGAAGTGACCGCTCCTGTCGGCTCGGCTCTGCCATAGCCGC